ACGATATATGTTTTACATTTTCCAAACCATTGCTTTGTACGTCTCTTAGGATTAGTTGGAGGTGGTTTTAAATCCTTTTTAGGTTTAACTTCTACAATAAATTTTTTAAGTGATTTATCTTTCTGTTTAACTTTCATATAGAAGTCAGGGTAATATCTATGCATACGACCATCAATGGGTGAGTAATAAGGTATCGATATCTCTTCACTACCCCACTCAATAACCGCCTTTGTTAAGTCACAATATTTCATAAGTTTAAGTTCCCACAAAGAACGATATACAATGTTATTAGTATTACCTTTATATTTGTATGGATTGGAGGGTTTAAAACGACCACTGTATGCCATTATCTTCTCATTTCTATATAAATAATTAATATTACAAGGATATTTATATGTCATTAATCAATAGAGAATCAGTCAAGGGTGCAGTATTAACAACAGGTACTGGTGTAGTATTAAAGAAAGCAAAAGGTTTTTTAAGAGATGCACTAGGACTTAACAAGGGCAGAAACACATCTGGTATTGTACCACCAGAGGTAATTGGAAAAAGAACAACTAAAAATTTTCAGTTTCCTTTAGACGTAGAAGGTGGACCAGGAACAGGTAACCAAGGTCACTATGTTATGTTCTATATTAATGAACAAGAAGATGCTCAAGTTAGATTTGGACAAAGAACAGGTTCTACAGCAGATCAAAAAAGAGCTGAAAGAGATGCAAGTATACCAACATATATTACAAGAGACGTAGGTGCAACTAGAGTCAAGTCATCTAACAAAGATGGTGTGAAGACACAATTAAATTCACATGCCAGAGGCGGTGGAGCTGATGCTGCAAATTTCTATGGAAAGACAGCGACAGCAAAAACAGGTGGACAAGGTGGTGCAAATACTTACTCATACAGAAAACCTACAATTAGATTAGATACAGCGATTGCGTTGTACATGCCACCACAAGCAATTTACAGAACAGCTGCAACATACCATGATTCAGAGATTGGTATATTAGCAAATGCAGCTTCAAACTTGTACGGAAGAATAACTGAACAAGGTGGTGGTAAAGATGCATTTTTAGATGCCGCCAAAAAAGAATTAAAAAAGTTAGGACCAGAAGTTGTTAACTCATTACAACTGGGTGCTCTTGCAGTAGCAGATACCCTACCAGGTGCTCAGGGTGCAAGATCAGTATTTGAAATGGGTCAAGGTATGGTAATAGCAAACAGAATGGAATTGGCATTTAAAAAGTTTGAAAAAAGAAACTTTCAATTTAACTTTAAAATGATTCCAAAATCAAGAGAAGAAGCTGACGAGATTAGAAAGATTGTATATGCTTTTAGAGCAAACATGGCACCAGAGATGGTTGGAAATAGTGGGCGATCATTTAGAGTACCAAATACATTTGACATACAATACATGTATAACGGACAAGAAAATACTTACCTTCACAGAATTAGTACTTGCTTTTTAGAAAACTTTACTGTAACATATGGTGGTGATAGATATAGAACATTTGAACCAAATCAAGAAGGAGCTCCACCAGTAGAAACAAATATACAATTAAACTTTAGAGAAATCGAACTTATCACTAGAGAAAGAATAGCAGAGGGTTATTAATGTATTTCGAACAATTTCCTCTTATACCTTATGACTCTTTAGGTGACGGCAATCCAAAAGATTTAACAAACATATTAAGAAGAGTAAAAGTAAGATCAAAAATAAAAAACAACGCAACCATTTTTGACACTTATGTTGTTAAAGAAGGTGAAACACCAGAAATGATTGCTGATAGATTATATAACGATGTGCAATTACATTGGGTTGTTTTGATGTTTAATGATATAACAGACAGATATAGTCAATGGCCAATGACCACTGGTGCGTTTAACAAATACGTTGCAGACAAATACGATAACATAAGTGGTATTCATCACTATGAGATAACAGAAACTTCTGGTGATAAAGAATTAAAGATTGATGTTGGTACTGTTAATACAGACTACCCAACAGCAACAGCTATAACAAACTATGAATATGAAATTGCTGAACAAGATAAATTAAGAAGAATAAAACTATTGGACCCACAATTTGTGCCAGATTTTGTATCAGAATTTAAAAGTCTAGTAGGTGAATCAGTTTACTAAAATAGGATAAACAAATGGCAGGCTTACAATATGCAGGTGAATTTACTTTAGACCAAGCATTTATAACTACTTCAAATGGAGATGTAATAAACCTAAGAGGTAGTATTACCGAAATCAATATATTTGAAGATATATTTAAAAATAATATACATGGTAATATATTATTATTTGATACACAAAACTTCTTTTCCAAATCATATATTCGTGGACAAGACACAATATATCTAGAAATAACAACACCAAGTATTAGTGATAGACCAGAGATGGCAATCAAGCAACATTTTTTTGTACATTCAATTGATCTCATGGAAGAAGCCTCAGCTAAAAGTATGGCATACCAATTATCTTTTACTACAAAAGAACATTTTACAAATGAAAGAAAAAAAATATCTAAGGGATACCAAGACTCGCCAACAAAGATTATTGAAAGTATTTTAAAAGCAGAATTAGAAACTAAAAAACCTATATTGGTAGAGGCATCTAAAAATATCAAAAGAGTTGTATTTGCTAACAAGAAACCATTTGATGCGATAAGACAAATCATGCAAGAGGCAGTATCAAAGATTAATGACTCACCTAGTTATTTGTTTTACGAAACAACAAAAGGTTTTTATTGTACAACAATGACAAACTTATATCAACAAGAACCTGTTACAGATTTTAATGCTGGAGAAGTTAGTATGTTAGATGGTGATGGTCAAGCTAAACATATAAACCCAGTAAAAGATTTTGAAAGAGTTATTGAAATGTCATTGAAACCAAACATAGACTCATTAATAAACACAGCAATAGGTGTATTGGCATCAAAGTCAACAAGAGTTAACTTGTTTAATAAATCAGTAGAGACAAACAACTACAAATACTTTGATGAGTTTAATCGATATGATAGAAGCGAAGGTAAAGAAAAAGATAACCCTATATACAATGACGACATAATAGACAATAATGGCAATACAATTGGAGATTTTGTTGACGCTAAAACTCATTTACATACTGTCATTGAGAACGATGGCAAAGATACGTCTCATTATAACACAAACACAGCAACATATTCTTTTTCCCCAACCGAACTTGGTACAAACACTTTCCTCACTAGATCAGCAAACAGAAAGATGGCTGACAACATGATAGAACTTAGAGCTCATGTTAACGGACATGTTGGATTAGAAGTTGGCCAAACATGCACAATTCAAGAACCAATGAAAGATGATAGTGGTAAAAGTGTTTATCAAGGTAAGTATCTAATTACACAATTAAGACATTCGTTTAATGTTGCAGACATGAAACACGAAATAACCATGTCAATGACTAAAGACTCAACACCAAACGTAATAGAGAAAAGAGGTTCCATAAATTTTAATGAATACGCAAATGAGAAATCTGGTGGTATCGTTTACGTTGAAAATATAGAATAAGGAGGGCACTTAATTTGTAAAAAAATTTATCATGTTCTATTAACAATCAGCTAGGAGAGATATAAATGACATCTAAAAGACAAAGTAAAATAAGAAAAATGACTTTTCAAAATGCACATAGAACACAAAGACAACAGATAAATACAGAATTAAGAGAACAAACAAATGATAAAATTCGAACAACTATTCAGCGAGGGAGTTTACGACCCAAATATATTTAAAGCAATATTCTTAGCTGGAGGCCCTGGTTCAGGTAAGTCTTTTGTTGCAGGTAAAACAATAAGAGGTGAGGGTCTCAAAGTTGTAAACTCGGATGATGCTTTCGAGAGATTACTAAAAAAAGCAGGTCTAGATTTACAGATGCCAGATAAAGAGGCAGAGTTACGAGACCCAGTAAGAGATAAAGCTAAAAGAATTACAGCAAAGAGACAAGGCAACTATATCGATGGTCGTCTTGGTCTTATCATAGATGGTACAGGTAGAGACTACGACAGAATAGCAAAACAATCAAATGAACTAAAAGGTCTTGGATATGACACGTACATGATATTTGTAAACACA